CGCGAAAGGAGAAAGAGGATGGTTAAGTTTTCTGTTGACGTACACGAAAACGGAATCGTGTTGACCCCGATTGGTCTCGGTTCTGGCCCTTCAAAGGTTTTTGAAAAAGACCATATAGAAGACGCTTTGCTTGAGATGTATCACCTGTGTTCTGATTGGAAAGTTGGAGACAGAATAAAAATAGAACGCAAGAGTTCCTAACAACTGGATCAACTTGACAACCTTCGGTTGCAAGTTATCCAACTGTTCTACGGACGTTTTAGCCGTATAAGCACGGGGCGCTTATACGGACACACGCCAAGCCCCGGCGGAGGTTATCGTGGAAGAAAATAAATTGAAGCCGTGCCCGTTTTGCGGGAACGACAAACCAGAGCTTGTAGAATACTGCATGGATGACCCGGCTTATGCAACCGCGTATGTGAAGTGCCGTAAATGCGGAGTCTGCTCGAACCGAAGGCACGCGACAACGGAATCAGCCGTCGCATGGTGGAATGGCCGAACAAGTGAGGATAGAAAGGCTCTCGAAGAGCTTGTCTTCCTCGCGCTTGACCCTGATGATCCGTTCATCAGTATTTCAAAAGGCCGCGAGCTTCTCGGTTTTGAGTACATGGACGATATGCGCGACTGGTTGAAAAAATACCGTGAGTCCGCCGGGGCGTAGAACAACTGCTTCAACTCGACTCAACGCAGTAGCGTTTCGCAGGTTAAGCAAATGTTATACGGAGGCATACATGAGCGAGCATAGATACCGCAACCCATGGGCCAAGCCTCACGAGCCGCAGGACTACACCCGGAACGTCGACCCGATCGAGCATAAGGGGTGCCTGATATTCCACGTCCTCCCCGATCAATGGGACGTGGTGCGCGACGGGGTGTGCATCGCGCAACGCGTGAGCCTCGACGGGGCCAAATACGCCGCCGAGATGGTGCGCGACGTGACGGCACCGACGCATGAGGACGTGTGGGAGCGGCAGCTCGCGGAGATGTAGAGGGAGGAAGCATGAAGGATACAGTAGCGGTGATTCTTGCGCTTGTGGCTATGGTGATAGTCGCAACCCAGAGAAAGCAAAATCGGAGCGGCAGGCTCTTCATGGGCTATCGCGATTGGCTGGACAAAGAGCGCCCCAGCAGGGAGCAGTACCTTATGACTCCGGAGGCGTTCGAGAGGCTGTCTCCGGACGGAAAAACCATTGTGACCGGCGGTGTGGTATATACGCTGAATGATGGCGGCGTGGTAACGCGAAGGCCGGCCGGGATCGAGAAGGAGCCGTAATTCTGTGATTACGCGGAGGAACCGCGAAAGGAGATACGCATGAAGAAGACACCGTCCTTGTTCAAGAGAGACTACGAGGGCACGCGCCTTGTGTACGACGAGCTCGTGCCTGGCACGGAATGGGTGCGCGATGGCGAAGGGATCGCGACAATCAAGATCGACGGGACGTCGTGCCTCTACCGAGACGGCAAGCTCTACCGCAGGTACGAGCTCAAGCGCGGGAAGCAGGCGCCGGAAGGATTCGAGCCGGCGCAAGAACCGGACCCCGTGACCGGAGACATCCCAGGGTGGGTTCCCGTCACCGATCGCCCCGAGGACCGCTGGCACCGCGAGGCATTCGAGCTGTGCATCGAGCGCGGGATCTACCTCGAGCACGGGCAGACCTACGAGCTCATCGGGCCAAAGGTACAGCGCAACCCCTATATGCTCGATCGCCACGAGCTGGTCAAGCATGGCTCCTGGTTGTTTTCGGACGCGCCTCCGCGCGACTTCGAGGGGCTCCGGGCGTTCCTCGAGGCGAACTACTGCGAGGGGATCGTGTGGCACCGCGGGAATGGCGACATGGTGAAGATAAAGAGGCGTGATTTCGGCATTGAGTGGCCGAAGAAGGCGTAGGAGCGATTCTCAACTTTTCCTCTTGCCAGAATAAAAAGTTACGGGTAGGGTAGTGTTAAGAGCGTAAGCAAGGACACCACCCTACCCGCTCTTCCCGCGCCTGACCTCGATCCGATACCACCCCCGCGTGAAAACGCGAAGGAGTGGGACATGGACGAGAACACCCCAAACAAGAACGCCACGGGCCCGGCCCGCGAGATCAACCCGACCGTCACCTCGGCCGTTTCAAGCGTCGTGGCGATTGCCCTATTCATCGCCTTCTCAATCCTCTCCGCTGCCGCCGTATTCGGTGCGATAGGCCTCGCCCTTCGCGTCGGAAAGTGGATGGTCCTCCAGGGCGCGCACTAAGGGGCCGGGATGCAGCCGAAGAAACCCGCGCCCAAGAAGAACGCCTCGAAGCCCGCAAGGAAGGCGTCACCTAGGAAGACCCCGGAGAAGAAACCCGCGTCGCGGTCCGGGGCGAAGAAGGCACCCAGGAAGAAGAGGCCAACGGGCGGAAAGGTAGGACACCCGTCGATCAACGACCCGAACGACGCGCCGACCATCGAGGGGAAGATCGCCGTCTACTTCGAGAACGTGGCCGCTGCCGAGGAGCGCCCGACCTTCTGCGGGCTAGCCCTCGCGCTTGGGTATTCCTCAAGGACGAGCCTTTGGAATAACGCGAAAGGCGACGCGCCGATAGCTGAACCCATAAAGAAGGCCTGCCTCAAGATCGAGGAATCCTACGAGAAGGGCCTACGGGGCGTAGCCTGTACCGGGTCGATATTCGCGCTTAAGAATCGCGGGTGGACGGATAAGCCAGAGGACGAACAGAAGGACGACACGATCGCGAAGCTCGCGGCGATCGCCGAGAGGTTGACCGGTGGAAATCGCTAACCTTCTTCCCTTCTCGTCAAAGGGCCTCGAATCAACGCAGACGTGCGAGTTCCTCACCGTGTGGGAGGGCGCCGTCCGATCGTCTAAGACGATCTGTTCGGTATGGGCGTGGATGTGGGGGGTGATACGGTCGCCGGATAAATACCACCTCATCCTTGGAAAAGATCAGTCATCGGCACTCGGGAACTGCATCGAGAACGAGTACGGACTCATCGCCCTTTCCGGCGGCGGAGCGCAGATCAAGCGCGATCACAAGAACCGGGTGTACGTCGACCTCTTCGGGAAGCACATCGACGTCTTCGGCGGGGACAACGTGTCGAGCTATAAGGCGTTCCGGGGCCGATCATACGGATCGACCTACTTCGACGAGGGAAACCTTCTACACCCGAACACGCTCCGCGAGGGATTCAACCGGACGATCGCGTCGAAGGCGCGGAAGCACTACATGACGCTGAACCCGGACGTTCCGGGCGCGTATATCTACCGCGAGTACCTCGACGTATACGAGAAGGCGCGGACTCCTGGTTATCGGTGGTGGCACTTCACTCTCGACGACAATCCGGCCATCACCGAGGAGCGTAAAGCAGAGCTCAAGGCGCAGTACACCGGCGTCTTCTACCAGCGGTACATCCTGGGCCTTCGGGTACGGGCAGAGGGCGGCTGTTTCCCAGGGTTCGACCGGGATCGGAACATCATCGACACCGAGCCCGCGGGGATACGTTTCGTCGTCGTCGGGGTCGACATCGGAAAGAGCAGATCCGCGACAACCGCCTGCGCACTCGGGTTCTTCTGGGACGACGCACGGAAGCGCCTCTGCCTCGTGGTGCTCGACGAGCTCTACTACAAGGAGAACGCGTCGACCGGGGCGGTTGTCGGGAAAATCGCCGAGTTTATCCGCTCGGTGCGCGATCGGTGGACCTGCGCCGACGTATACGTCGACTCCGAGGAGCAGCTCATCATCAAGGACCTGCGGAACCTCGGTCTCGCGAATATCCACGGGGCCATAAAGAAAGAGATCAACGACCGCATCCGCTTCTGGGACCTCATGTTCACGCGGGATCGGGCGTACATCATGCGCCGATGCAAGCACAACATCGAGGCCACCGAGTCGGCCGTGTGGAACTCGAAAGTATCGGAGCGCGAGGAGCGCCTCGACGATGGGTCGACCGACATTGACACGCTGGACGCGCGCGAGTACGCGGCAGAAACGCACATGAGCGAGCTCGTGGCGTAGGGGGACTAAATGGGACTACGGGAGGCAATACGAATGTTCTACGACACCTTGACCGGGAAGGTCACGAGCAAGGACATAACCGACGCGGGCGAAGAGATTCGCCTCTGGTATCAGATTTACGGGGACGAATCCTTCGGTGATACTTCGTGGCGCGAGTACTCCTACGTCTCCCTCGACGGGCGGCCCCATAAGCGGCGGCGCGCCGACATCCGGGCGGCCAAGATCGTGTGCTCCGACCTCGCGGGGCTCATCTGGTCCGAGCGGCCCGAGTTCTCCTCGGGCACCGGCGTTGCGAAGGTGTTCAAGGACACGCGCTTCTGGGAGAGCATCCCCGGGTTTACCGAGCGGGCGATCATCGCGGGCGGCGGCGGGGCGTTTAAGCTCTACGGGTCGACCGGGAAGCTCTTCATCGACTTCGTCAGCCCGGACAATTTCTTCCCGGTAACCTGGGACGCCTCCGGGCGGATCACCGAGGCCGACTTCGTCGAGAAGCGAACGATCGACAACAAGAAGTACGTCCGGATCGAGAAGCACCGGAAGGCCACGCGCGAGGTCAACGGGGTTGTCGTTTCCGGGTACGAGATCACGAACGTCATCTTCGAGGAATCGAATAGCGCCTACGCCGAG